GCCACTTGTTTCATGGTACCAGCGTCATTTGTAACTAATCTATCAGCATCTGCTAAAGTTGTAGAAGTTGCTGATGTATCACCATCCATGACATTTAATTCTGTAGCTGTTGAAGTTACGCCATCTAAAATATTAAGTTCTGCTGCTGTTGATGTAACTGCTGTGCCGTTGATAGCTAATTTATCTGTTACAACATTAAATGTACCATTGTCTTCAATTCTAGCAACTTCTGTTCCATCTCTTTGTTGAAATATTAAATCTTTAGCATCAACAATTGGTTTAATAATTACATCACTTGATGAGTTAGATATTCTTAAAATCTCTGTGCCACCATCTAAGAAATTAAAATCACCACCGTCTGCATCAAATTTAAGATCACCTGGTGCATCTAAAGTCACATCTGTTGCTCCATTTAATACGAAATCAAGAACAGTTGTACCTGCTGCCTTCATAGTAATATTATCACCATCAGCATCAAGAATGATATCTGTTGTTGCATCAAGTGTAATAGAAGAACCTGAATCTATTTCTGCAATAACTGGTGTAGTTAAAGTTTTATTTGTTAAAGTCTGTGTAGCTGCTATACCTGCAACTGTATCTGTAGTAGCTGGTAAAGTTAATGTAATATTACCAGAAAATGCTGAGTGAGCAGGTGCTTGTAGTCTAGCATAGTGAGCGTTTGATGACTCACAATAAAAATCAACATAGGATTGAGTACCAGAGTTTTTAATTGATATAGACCCTGATTGTATGTCAATACCACTAGACCCATCAATTCTAACAACCCCACTTCCATTTGGTGTTAAAGTAATGTTACCATTTGATGTTGAAACTATGTCCTCACCATTTACATCTAAACTACCACCTAATTGTGGTGTAGTATCTTCTACAACATTTGATATTGCACCTGATGAAGCAAGTCCTGATACTACTGTTGATCTTGCAATTTTTTTAAGACCACCACCTGAAGTATCTACTGCTAAAAATACATCGTCATTAGCAACTGTAGATATTTCTGATAATGAACCCACTGCTATAGAATTAAAGTTTGTACCATCTGCAACTAAAATATTACCTGCAGTGTTTGTGCCCATAGTAATATCATCACCGCCAACAGTAAGATCTCCTGTTAATGTTAAATTTCTAATACCAGTGTAATCTTTGTTAGAATCTAGAATGACTGCTTTAGAAGCAATGGCTGTTCCAACAGCTGTGCTACCTAAATCTAAAGCATTTAATTCTCCAACAACTGCAGTGATACCGTCCAACACGTTTAATTCTGCTGCTGTAGATGTAACACCGTCTAATATATTTAATTCTGCTGCTGTTGATGTAACACCGTCTAATATATTTAATTCTGCTGCTGTTGATGTAATTGCTGTGCTTCCAAAAGTAAGTCCACCTTCTGGCACAACAATACTGCTACCTGATTGTGCCGTAAAAGTATTTGCTGTAAATTGAAAATCATCTGCACCCGCAATTTTAATATCTATCTGGTCATCTGTATCTGCTGTAATAGTTGTATCACCATCAGCATCTAAAACTAATTCTCTTCCTTCCATGTCAGATGCTCCACCAAAACCTGCATCAACAATATTTGTTCCATCTGAGTAAACTAATCTTGTAGTTTTTTCTGATACACCAAAAGTAATACCAGTTCCTGATGCTGTTTTGAATTGTACTGTGTATGCACCTGATGTGCCGTTAGTTACAATGTAAACTTTTTCTATTGAGTCCGGTACAGTTACAATAGAATTACCTGATATTGTACCTGTTAATTTTATAACAGCGTGTCTTGCAACTGATGTTGATTCTGTTGCATCACCGTCTGTAATTGTTAATGCTGTTGTTCCACCACTAGTTACTGCTTGCTCTACATAACCAGCAATTGCCTTTTCTACTATTTGTAAGTTGGTATTAGTTTTTGTTCCCCATGTACCGGCATTTTCGCCGGTTGCCATTAGTTCTATACCAAGATCTGAAAATGATGATGCCATAATTTATCCTATTGTGGTCCTGATTTCACTGGTATTCTAAGAGTACCGTCTGTGTAATCATCCCTTCTTCGTCTTCCTAATTGTTCTGCAGCAAATGTCTGCACTGCTTCTTGATATTTTTTTTCGTAAAGTTGTAACATATCCATTGGTCCTTTTAAAAAAGAATAAGCCTCTGATAGGCAGCAATATAGCAGACCATTTGAAAAATTCATACTAATATAATTAGTGTCATCATTTTCTAATAATGCTGGTATTGCATTATAATGTATTTTGTATGCAAAGGTGCTACCTGGTGTTGGTGATACAATTATAGACCCAGAGTTTGACGAACTTTCTCCAGTTGCTCCTGTGTCCAACATAGCATAGTATTTTGGTGTTCCAGTAGACGTGGTTGCTGAAATATATTCTTCTAAATATGTTAAATCTTTTTTTTCTAAGTATGTATTGGCACCCGTATAAGTAGATCCAGTTGCAGTATATACTTGCACTGCTCTTATAAATAAAGCTCCTGCAGGAACTGTTACATTATTTGTTCCAGATGTAAAATTACCTGTAGCTGTTTTTCTATCAGCATCTAAAGGTATATCTCTAAAAATTCTGTATTGTGCGTTTAAGATAATATTTTCTACAACTGAATCTGACAATACAGTGCTATCTACCTCTGTGTAGCTTCTTATTTGTGTTATTAATCCTGATGCACTTAATCCTGCCATTATGCTGTTAGAGTTGCCGGACCTGCCGAGCAATTCTCTCCTCCTCCTGATTCACTACCACTTGTAGCAGTATCTGTGTCTACAGTAAAGTGATAGAAATCTGTTGTGTTTGTAATGTTACCACTAGAATCTCTTTTACCAACAGTGATAGAATACCCTGCAGATTTTGCTACATTAGATCCAGTGATACCATCAAAAGAAGCTGGGTTTGCAAAAGTTCCAGCAACAGATGGTGATCCTCTAAATCTTACAGTATCTCCTGTTGATCTACCGTGTGATTGTTCTGATACATTTATAATACCTGATGAAGCTGCAATAGTTTCAAAAGGATTTGGTTTTAATATTGTTGCAACAGCATTTTCGACTCTGTCTGGTCTAGCATTTGTTAATCCCTGTACATCACCAGGGTGTGCACTTAATTCTAATTGTGGATGTTTATGTTCAAACTCGGATGTGTGAACAAGAGAACCATTCCACTCTCTAACCATTTCATTGTATGGAAACTCTAATCCTGATCTATCTGATATTGCCTTTGCGTATTTTCCTGTTGCCATTATTTATCCTTAAATCCAAATGCTTTTAATTTTTTCTTTACGTCTTTATCAGATGCTTTAGATATATCCGTATAAGTATCAACATCCATAATTTTACTTTCATCCTTCATAGTTTTCTTTTTACCTTCAACATCTATTACATTTACATCTTTAGTTTCAATACCTCTTTTTTTAAGTTTTTTACTTCTCTTTTTTTTAATAGATTCTAATAATTGATCTTTTCTTTCAGGTGCTGTTTTAGCAAAAAGTTTTTTACCTAATTTAAGTATCCCACCTATTCTGTAACCTTGTCTGTGATATTTATTTGTCATTATATATTTGGATAATAGTTTTTAGGAGTTATGTATGTACTAGAAGCAGAGCCATCTTCGGCTAGTGCTCTTGCTAGTTCATCTTCGTAATATAACTTCATTTGTTGTGTTAATTGTGGATTTACTTTTTGACTTAAATAAAAAGCTAATCCTGAAACCATACAAGGTACGAATCTGTATGGAAGATCTGTTGCATCTGTATATGTAGAATCAACATCTTGTATTCTTTTAATATAATAAAAATGTAAATCTTTAGATGCGTTGGCTGAGTCTGCAGTTGGATAAATTGTTATTGTAGTTTTATCTACAAATCTTTGTACAAAAAATTGTGCAGGTGTGCCTTTAGATAATTTACTTGATAGTGCAGAATAAGTTGCTCTAGATATTTTAGTTAAAGAAGAATCTGTTTGTGTAGTTTGTGTTCTATTAGATCTTAAAGTTGATTCTAATACATCTGCTACACCATATGTGTCAGCTGGATTTGTTACAGCACTTGTGCCATCACCACTAGATCTAAAAAAATTATATTCAGCTTGTCCTTCAATTAAATCAATATTGGCTTCACCTACTTCCCAATAGTGAATACCTCTATTACCCCATTCTTGAAAAAGAATATTTAATGATCTTCTTGCTGTTCTTAGTTCATAACCAGAACTTGCTTGCATACCAAGTCTTTCGTATGCTTCTTGTATTATTTCATCAACAGCAAATGTTTTGTCGAACGTTACTGTTCCGGAAGTAGTATTAGCCATCTGCTACCTCCTAATATAACTTTTTAAATTCTGCTATTACCGTATACATGTTACCAGAATCAGCTGTTCCTGGAACTACAAAATTAACATCACTTTGATTACTATTAGATGATTTATCAGTTTTTATTCCACCAAATTCTCTAAAATCCCAATATCCTGCGTTTGTTAATCCAATAATAGGAATATCTCCATCTGAGTCTTCTTCATCTAATCTTGCAAAAGAGTCTCCTCCATCGCCACCTTGACATGAATACCAAACTCTTTGTAATACTAAGTGTAGGCAAGAAGCACCTTCTGAATTAGATGCCATAGCTGAAACGTCACCAAATACAGTTGTTCCACCTGTTCCGTCTGATTGATTTACTATTTTAATAACCACTCTTACATCGTTCTCTTGTAAGATAGTTGGTCCTGTTACTGTGTCTGCCATAATCCCTCCTTAATTAAGATTACTAGATGGGGCCGAAGCCCCATCATAAATTGTTATTATGCAAATGGTGTAGCTAAACTTCCGTCTCCGAAAGTAAAACCATTCATTTGCCATACTGCTGTTGCACTACTTTGACCACCTGTTGCGATACCTAAACAGTCTATAACACCACCTACAAATCTTCCTTTTGTATCAGCGTCCATAACCATTTTATCGTCATCAGATCCATCAGCGTGAAACTGTTTTAAGCTAACTGTTCCAGGTGCATCTTTATCAGAAATAATGATTGTAGATGCAGCTGTAAAGATATCATTAGCACTAGCACCATCAATTGAAAAAGTGCCTGTAAAAGTTGTACCAATAATAAATTTATATTGTAATCCAGCCGCTGCAGTTGGTAAAGTTACTACGATACCACCAGCTCTGTTTAATAAATATGTAGTTCCTGTATCAGCAGCTGTTACTGTTTTAGTAGCTGCAGTAAGGTTTTCTACATCTGTAATTAAGTTGTTAACACCAGCAGTTTGTGCCAGGTTACCACTTGAATCTACAGTTAGTTGATCTGTAATAGCACCAGTTGTTGCATTTTTAGAGATTTGTTTAAAACCTTGTTCTGCTCTAACCGGACCATTAAAAGTTGTATTAGCCATATTAATATCCTCCTAGATATTTTAAATGTAGTCCCTAGGGAATGTCGACTATACGCGTCTACATTTAATGTTTTTTATTTTTGTATAGTGACAAAAGTATACGTTATTTTTAAATAGAGTGCAAGAGAGCCTGTAATGTGGATTGGATTTTCCAACGATGTAGCTTTTTTATTAAGTAGCTACTGAAACTTCTGGAGCAGCACCTTCTATGGTGTTTTGTCTGTGGGCTATTTGAGCTTCTTCAAGCTTTATTTTAGTGATGATCTCTCTGACTTTATCGTCAATTTTGACCATCTCAAGAGTATATCTATCTTCAGACAGATGCTCCTGTTCCCACTTCAACTCCAAGGACCTTTTTTGTTTGTAAAGGTCTTGTATCATTTATAA